CCAGAAGATAGAACTTTCGATCAAAATCCATTTATGATCAAGAAAGAAGGACCCTACCATAGTATAGATCTTACAGCCGCTACAGATAGATTTCCTCTTAAATTACAACAAATGTTGTTTCAAGAGTTATCTTCTGAAGAGGTTGCAGGGGCATGGTCAAGCTTACTTGTTGATTATGAAGTGTTCGTTCCATGGGAAAACCGGACAGTAAAATACTGTGCTGGTCAACCTATGGGAGCTTACAGTTCATGGGCTATATTTGCTTTAACACACCATCTAGTAGTACAATATTCTGCAAAAGCCATAGGTAAAACTATGCCTTTTAAAGATTACATGCTATTAGGTGATGATATTGTTATCGCAGATACAGCTGTATCTAACAAGTATTGTGAGATCTTGTCTGTTCTAGGAGTAGGTATCTCTACGAACAAGACGCATGCTTCACAACATACGTACGAGTTCGCTAAACGATGGATATCTCATGGTTACGAAATAACTGGTATTCCTTTAAGAGGATTAGTTTCCTCTTGGAAGAAATATCACTTATTAGTACCTATGATATATTCAATCGTCGAGAGAACACCAGCTCGAAGATTCAATAATGTGCCTGGTTTACTTTATGATCTTTATCTTACTATGGGCTTCCATGTAAAACATTCTAAATCGTTTTCAAACCGAGCTGCTGAATTTTCAGCAGTTTGGAAATATTTGAAAACAGGTAACACTGATGAAATCTTGAATCTTATTAAGAAACAGGATACATCATGGTTTCCTTTCCCGAACAACGACACAGTCGATGCTAAGGAATATTTAGATTGGTTACTTGAAAGAACCTTAATAAGAGAGATCATGCAAAGAAATGAAGATACGAAAGGATTCCTTATAGGTTTCCAAAATCGTATGAAACAATTCTTTGCCGAGGTCTCCGTAAACCAAGGAGAAGCTTTTAAGGAGGATATCTATCAATTAATGCCCTATCACCCTGTCTGGCAAAGCAATCTTGCTGAGTCAGGTAGAATGAATGAGCGATTAACTGAAATAATCAATAGAAAGGCTTGGAGAGAATTACTAGAAATAGTAACAATCCCAGACCCAACTATGATATTTCAGGATAGATCCAATATAAAAGTTTCCCAAGGTGTTGCAAAATTTGCCAAAGATCTTTTCAAAACTGCAATGATGCAGCGTAAAAAAGATGTATGGTTTTCTGAACAGTTTGATTAGCCTTCTAGTGTGAACTAGTTGGGTAATTTAATCTATTCAGAACAAACTTAACAACTTATGGGAATGGTATCCTCAAATTCTGGTACTTTATACAGATTCTCCGTCAGGTCCGATGACACAAGCATAGCTTTCACTATCATCAGGCCCCCACTAGAAATGGAGGGAAGACGACGGCTCGGCTGTATTACCGTGTTATGGACCATTTGGTTTAATCTGAATCAAGTAGTCGGAATTTCCTAAAATCCGCACTCAGGCTAGAAACATAGAGTTCTAACGCTGCTTGCCAAGATTAGACATATGACCCTCTACCAAGA